TTAGGTGTAAACGTATTGGCCGATGCCGTAGCTGTAATTGTGGATGTATCTGATCGAGTTAATTACGTACAAACCAGCACAGGCCGTAACGCATTTACTGACACATTCCAAACAGGCCAACTCACAATGCGGATCGTAGATCAAAACGGAGATTTTAACCCTAGCAATCCATCATCACCTTATTATGGTTTATTGACACCAATGAAGAAGGTGCAGATAACTGCTAACTACAATAATGTTACTTACCCTATATTCTCAGGATTCATTACATCTTATGTAAACACTCAGCCAAAGGATGCAACAGAGGTTGCCTATACAACCATCCAAGCTGTAGATGCCATGAGATTGGCTCAGAATGCACAAATATCAACAGTAACTGGTGCTGCTGCTGGTGATCTATCAGGGGCTAGAATCAATCAAATATTAAACACAATCTCTTGGCCAGCAACAATGCGTTCAATAGATGCAGGTCAAACCACACTTCAGGCAGATCCAGGCACAGCACGTACTTCATTAGGTGCCATGCAGACTGTTGCAGATTCGGAGTATGGCGCTATCTATGTTGATTTCAGTGGCAACTTTGTATTTAAGGATAGATCCACAGCTACAAAATCAATCGGTGGTACAGCCACAAAGTTTGCAGATGATGGCACTGGCATTCCATACGCCAACGCAGCCTGGAAATTAGATGATTCTTTGGTCTTTAATTCAGCCACAATTACCAGGACTGGTGGCACTGCTCAGACAGCGACTAATTCAGACAGCATAACTAAATACTTTATCCATAGTTATAATCTCCAGGATCTGCTAATGCAAACCGATGTTGTAGCCCTGGACTATGCCAAAGCCTATGTTGCATCTAGGGCTGAGACCACAATTCGATGCGATGCTATTGAGCTTGATTTATACAGTGCTGACTACAATTCAGGCATTCTTGCAGCTTTAGACCTAGACTTCTTTGATCCAATCACAGTTATCACCACCCAACCTGGTGGCTCAAAACTACAGAAAACCCTACAAATCTTTGGCGTAGCAAACACGATCACCCCTAATAGCTTCAAAACAGTGTTTACAACGCTAGAACCTGTCATAGATGGGTTTATAATAGGCAACGTAGATTACGGGGTCTTAGGCACCAACGTCTTATCTTATTAAGGAGCAATAATGGCAACAGGATTTCCAGCATCGACAGGTGATGTACTTACCAGTTCAATGTTTAATGGGCTGACTTCATTCACAATAGGCACAGCCAACACCGCTGACTACACAGCTGTATCAGCAGATCAATACCAGGTTTTAGAAATAATGAATAAGGCAACTGCTATTGCATTTAAGATTCCGACTAATGCATCAGTAGCATTCCCAGTTGGCACAGCATTAACAGTATTAAATATTGGCGCAGGCACTTGCACCATAAGCGCAGTAACGCCTGGTACAACTACTGTTTTATCAGCTGGTGCAGTTGCTGCATCACCAACTTTAGCCCAATACAAATCTGCTGTCTGTATCAAGACTGCAACAGATACTTGGTATGTGGTAGGCGGAATTGCATAAATGTTAAATGTAATTGCAGGAACTTTGAGTGCGGGTTTTGTAACACCTGCCACAATTTCTGTTGAGTATTTAGTTATTGCAGGCGGCGGTGGTGGTGGTGCGTCTGATTCACCTTCCGAAACAGGATCTGGTGGTGGTGCGGGTGGTTATCGTACCTCTACTGTTACTGTTAATACTAATCAAACTTATGCTTGCACAGTTGGCGCAGGTGGCGCAGGTGGAACAGTTGCAGCTAGAGGTGGATCACAAGGAAGCAACTCAATTTTCAGTTCTATAACCTCAACAGGTGGTGGACTTGGAAACTTTAATGCTGGTGGTAATGGTGGTTCAGGCGGTGGTGGTGGTCGAGCAAATAATGGCGGTACAGGTATTTCAGGTCAAGGTAATAATGGTGGTAATGGTGCTACTTCACAAGGCTCAGGCGGTGGTGGCGGTGCGTCTGCTGTAGGTGGTGCTGGTGGTTCTACTTCTGGTGGTAATGGTGGCAACGGAAGCGCATCATCTATAACAGGATCAAGCGTTACACGAGCTGGTGGCGGTGGTGGCGGTGGAACTGTAACTATTGGCACTGGCGGCACTGGTGGCGGTGGCAGCGGTAATGGAACTGCAGGCACAACAAACACTGGTGGCGGTGGTGGTGGTTCAACTGGAGCAATTAACGCAGGCTCAGGTGGTTCAGGAGTTGTTATCTTGAAGTATGTTGATACAGTAACAGCTAATTTTACTGGCGGGGTTACAGCATCGACCACAAGTGGTGGTGGATTTAAAATATCAACTATTACTGCAGCAGGTGTTTCAGACACAGTGAGTTGGTCATAATGGCGCATTACGCATATCTAGATGATAACAATGTAGTGGTTGCAGTTACAGTGGGTGTAGATGAATCTGAGTTAATTGATGGTTTAGATACTGAAACTTATTACGAACAAGGCACGCCATACACAGTTAAGCGCACAAGTTACAATGCAAAAATCCGTGGTAATTATGCTGGCCGTGGCATGATTTATTTACCTTTAGAAGATATTTTTATTCAACCGAAATGCCATGATGAAGCAATATTAAATGCCAAAGCTGCTAAATGGGAATGTAATAACGCAGATCACGATACCGATGAATCCTAAATTGTGTGCAGCTGGTGTGCAGTTAAGAGATCAAGTTGATACGTGGTTTCCAGATAGGCGTACTGCCAGTGATGGGTGGGTGGGCGATAGCCGCCACTCCGCCAGAAAATCAGATCATAATCCAGACACCTTTGGGTGGGTACGAGCAATTGATATTGATTCTGGGCTGGAGCCATCCGATGGGCTCGCACCTTATCTGGCTGACCAAATCAGAATCGCAGCCAAGTCGGATTCACGCATATCATACGTCATCTATAACGGGCGAATATGCTCGAAGATATTAAATTGGCGCTGGAGAAAATATAAAGGCATAAACTCGCATAAAAAACATTTGCATTGTAGCTTTACAAAACTAGGCGATCTCGATGGAAAACCATTCGACATCCCATTACTAGGGGGCAAAATATGAATATGAAAAATCCATACGTACTAACACTAGGCGCATTCTTATCAGCCTGGGCAGCATCCAATTTCGCAGCTGACTATCGCTCTATTCTTTGGGCATTACTAGCAGGTGTCTTTGGGTATGCAACTCCTAAAAAATGACACCTACAGAATGGGCTGGCTTTGGCGCTGGCGTTATGGCCGTGCTATCAGGCGGGCTAATAGGATTACGTTTTTTAGTTAGAGGCTGGCTTAATGAGTTACGCCCTAATGGTGGCTCTAGTATGAAGGATCAATTAACACGGCTAGAACAGCGTGTCGATGATCTCTTTGTCTTAATCAGTAAACGATAATTTTAACTATGGCAACTACACGTAAGCGTAGAAAAATTAACAGGCGCAAGGTGCGTAAATCACCTGACCCTTTATCTAAGTTAGAAGTGTTTTATATTGCCAAGCACGAGATGTTCAAAGCTGCACGCAAAGCAGGGTTTAGTGAATCTGTTGCGTTGTATCTAATGGATAGCCCAGAATCAATGCCTGACTGGATTGTAGGCGACAAGGGAATTATCCCAACTATCCCTACTCCAGATGAGGATGAAGATTAAGCGCATAGCGTTTATCAGTGATCTCCAAGTACCCTTCTTCAATGAGAAGGCGACTAAATCTGTAGGCCGTTTTTTAACTAAGTGGAATCCGCATCGTACTATCTGTATCGGAGATGAAATTGATCTTCCACAGCTTGGCGGTTTTAATGCTGGCACTATTGATGAGATGGTGGGCAATATCCATGATGATCGTAAACTGACACAAGAAGTATTAACTTATCTAGGGGTTACAGATGTGGTCGGTAGCAATCACGGCATTAGACTTTATCGATCAATCAAGAAGCGTTTGCCTAGCTTCTTAAATCTGCCAGAGATGCAGTACGAGCGATTTATGGGTTATGACAAATTACAAATTAAATTCAGTCCTCACGGCATAGACTGGGCACCTGGCTGGATAGCAGTGCATGGCGATACTTTCCCGCTTAGCCAAATTCCAGGACAAACGGCCTTAAATGGGGCTAGAAGGCATGGAAAGAGCGTGGTATGTGGGCACACCCATAGACTAGGCCAGTCGGCCTTTACAGAGGCATCTAGGGGCAAATTAGGGCGTACTGTATGGGGAGTAGAGGTCGGCATGTTGGTCGATCTCAGTTCAACAGGCATGGCGTACACTAGAGGGTATGCAAACTGGCAAACAGGCTTTGCAGTTGCCTATGTACATGAGCGTAAAGTCCAGGTGGTTACTATTCCTATCCAACCTGATGGCAGTTTTATATTCGAGGGCAAACTTTACAAGTAAATCGTTACCAAAATGTTATCTAAGTCTGG